GCGACATACTGATCGCTCGTCGCCGTCGGAGCCGGGTTCGAGTCGTCCGTCCCGACGATCCAGTCTCCGAAGTCCAGGTAGTCCGGAGCCAGCAGGTTCGGAGCCTTCCGCATTCGGTGCCACTGGCCCGTTGTGGAGCTGCTGAACAGGACCTCGCAGTCGTACTGGGCGTCCAGCGTAAACGAGGAAGCCCCGTCAATCGTCGACGTCCCGCCGGCAACCACCGTCACGGTGCTCAGGCCGCCGGTCGTCCGCTTCAGCACAATGCGGATGTTCTGGAACGCCGGGTCCGAGTCCGGGTCCGGGAGAGTCAGCGTGATACTCTCCGAGGGCTGCACGATTATGTAGCGCCCATCTCGAGGGCGAATGTAACCCGACGAGGTCACCGTCTGGACGGAGATCGCGTCCAGGGCGCTGCTAATGCGGCCAGGGCCTGTTATCAGCTCCTGAGAGCTCGCAAGTGCCGGGTGTCCGGGGTGGTTGGGCATTACTGGATCCTCCGGATGTAGAGCGCTGAGCAGCCGGGGTTGAGGTTGATTGCGGTCGTCACAGAGCTCTCCCGGTCCACCTTCAGGCTGATGTAGTCGCTCGCGCTGAAGCTGTACGGGAACGTCTGGATGTGCAGTGAGGACTCATCGTGACCAGTCACATCGCTGATGTACCCGCACTTGGCCTGGGGGCCGAAGTCCGTGGAGTTGTTCAGCCGCAGCCTGGCGATGCCGTTGTAGTCCTGTGAGGTAGAAGACTGGGCGTTGAAAGCCAGGCTGGCAGATATCTCGTAGATCCCGGCCGTCAGGATCGTGATGTTCTGCGAGCTCCTCGAGGTGCTGTGCTCAAGGTCTGCGCCCCAGGTCGTCGCCTGCGTGTCCCACTGGATCAGATTGTTCGTCGCAGCAGCGTTGATGTTCTGGGACAGCGTCGTCGTGAGGTACAGGCCGGACGACGGCTTCGTCAGGTCAAACCCAGTCGTGTCCAACTCGTCGACACGGATCCTGCCCAGCTCTCCGGGCGGATAACCGTTACCCCTCCTGATACCCCTCATGCCGTCACCGGGGGCTGATAGATCCTGGAGTACCAGCCCGTCACGTGGAGATAGCCAACGTAGGCGGTGTCCACGTACGCGGCGATGGTGTACGCCGTACCCGAAGTCCTGCGGAACCTCTGGCCTTGGAGCAGCCAGGCCGACCCGTAACGGGGAACCGTAACTTCCACCGTGGCATCGTCCACGTTAGTCGAGTTCGACGTGTTCGCCGGACTAAGAATCAGCTTCACGTTGATGTTCGACGAGTAGGAGTTGAACACCTCTACGTACACCGAGTCCAGCACGTTCGCCTGAGTGATCGTGTGGATATGCGTAACGTCAGTGACGGTCGTGTAATCCTCGTTGATGTGGATTGGACGGCCGTTAGTCGACTCCGAGAGGACATCGGTCCTAACTTCTAGGTTTGCCATCAGAGAATATCCCTCTCAACGAATGCGGTCATTCTGTCGCGGTCGGTGATCGTCCGGAACCGCTGGCTGATAACGGTGTGGAACTTGTGGATTTTGACGTTGAAGCTGGCGTTGGATCGGGTCGCTTTCAGCCTGAATTGTACAGCAGTCAGAGCGTAAAGTCCCGGCGTGAATGGCAGCCAGTCCCCCCACGTCACGCCGTCTTCTGAGAACCTGGCCTCGCACTCGACCACGCAGTTATTGTCTGTGTAAATCCCGTTGCTCAGGGGGCCCTCCCAGGTCCACTGCTCAGCCGAGGTGCTCCTCCACTCGAGCTCCTCGGCCCAGAGCCAGGTTCCGGGGTGGACCTGCTCCGCTTCCCAGTAAGTCTGGAGGAACACCCGCACTGGGCGAATCATCTGCTCGGCCCTGGGGGCGGGGATCAGCTCATTGGCGGTCATATATGTCCCAGTGAGCCCCGTTCCCGTGAACTCGAGGTATCCGTCAGCGTGGCGCTGGAGCCCGCTGAGCTGCGGATCGTAGGCCGGCGGCAGGCCGTCCGTTTTCCACCCGTCCTCGTAGTCCTCCCACGCCTGGGACTGCCAAGTCGCGTCAAAGGCTATCTCGTCAAGCCGGGGGCTCGGGGCCTGCTGCACCAGCATAGGGGCACTGTACTGGCCCATCGAGGTGACCGTGGAGGCGTACAGGTTGGTGTCTCCCGTGACGGCGCCGGCCCAGTTGTCGGTCGGGCCTAGAGCCGGGTCCCCAGGAGTCAGGCGACCAATCGGATCTCCCAGAATCCATCCGCCGCGGCGCCATTCAATCTGCTCCCGGTAGTGATCGTCGCTCTGCCTGGCGTAGTACAGAGCCCTTTCCTCGTTGAACCGCATAGCCGCCGACGTGGGAGCCGCCGGCGTGGGGCCAACCCCACGGTATTTGACTCGCGCGCCACGGCAGTAGTCAGGGGGCGTGCTCGGGCGGTCACCGTACAGGTACACACGGAACTCCACGTCCCGTCCGGGTATGCAGTTGTCCGCAGGTATCGTTGCGTGCGTCCCGACACCCTGGCCCTGGGCCACGACCTTCCAATCTGAGTAACGGTCCTCGAGCCCGACCTGCCCGGCATATTCGGGCGTCGAGGATCGTTGCAGGACACGCCATCCTTTTATCCACCGCCCCTGGTCGGCATTGAACTTCCAGCTCACCTCGAAGGACGGGATGAAAGACTCGCCGGAATTCCGCTGGTTGGTCTCGAGTACGGAAACCTCAGTAGCTGCTAGGACCGACCCCCCAAGGCCGCCCTGCGTGCCGCTGCCCGCACCGTCGAGTGCGTTTACCTCAGGCAAGACCTCAGTGATGCCGTCATCGTAGACCTCACTCCTGTACTCCAGCCACTCGATCTCATGCTCGAGGTTCTCGCCCATCTTGATGGACGTGATCTCCACCTGCATCTCCTCCCCGGACGCGGCGAGCGACCAGGTGGTGATTCCGGGCTGGACATCGAAGCTAAGTGCGTCCGTTAGGCGGATGGTCGCGCCGGCGCTGTAGTCCCCCGGCGCGATGGGGGTGGCGTCGATCGTAGATATCTGAGAGTTCTCGATGATCCCGGTAGCTGGGTCACGGACGTAGACCAGGTAGGTCTTGCCGCTCTCGATCGTCACGTCGCGGTCGATCTCAAACTGCTGCCTGGCAGAAGACGGGGAGTTGATGCTCAGGATTCGGCCACTAACTCCACGGAGCATGATGTCGTGTGAGATGTACACCACGTCGCCAGGCTCGAAGCCCATAGCCTCGGGCCCGCAGATCATCCTTCCCGTGCGCAGGCGCAGCTTGTTGGACTTGATGCGGAAGATGCCCTCACGCCTGGCCTGCCCCCTAGAGGTGACGCCGACAAGCTGAACAGACTCCCTGCGGAACTGGTCGAACTGAGTCGGGTCCGCGAGCTCGGGATCGTTGATGATCTCCGTAGCGCGCTCCCAGTTGGCGTCCTCGGGGAAGATCACCATCTCATAGCTGTTTGGCCTCGACTTCGGCCCGGCGTACGACATCTCGAAGGAGTTTGCCTTTATTGACGCCATGCCGATCATACCGATCGGGTCTCGCGCGCGGTCGATAGCAAAGCGCACCGTGTTGCCGGTCATGATCGGCTTTGCCCTGCCGACAGAGCACACCTGCACAAGGGCGTCCCAGGCGTTGTACTCCTTGTCGAACACCGCGTTGAAGGAGTGCCGCGCCTCTCCAATCTCGAGAATGGCGCCATTCAGATCGTCCTGATCGCCTCCGTCCAAGGGCAATCGAGATGAAAGCAGCGATCCGCTGAGCCAGGGGTCGTCTTCGGTAGTGCGGTCCCACCAGAGCGTGATCTTCCACCGCTCGCTGTTGGAGGGGTCTTCTATGACTTCCTTGACCTCATATCCACCAGCGACGCTCGATCCGGCGGGGCCCTGGTTGATGTCGTTGTCGACGCTGTTGGGGTAGTTGTCCGGGTCCGGGAATCCGTGGAGCCGCACGTAGCTACCCACGCTGTACGGAGCAACGTCCTGGGAGCTCACCTGCTTGATGTACACCTCGAGCGATCCGCGGACCAAGCCGCTTACGGTAGCGGTGTCGTTGTAAAACGCGATGTCGTCCCAGTCGGTCGACGTTGCGTATCCAGCGTTGTTCATGCTGAACTGAGCGCTGCCGGCGTAGACGATCTCGTCGCAGTATGTGGCCCAGTCCGCGATCGACTGCCGGTCGATGTTCTTCACGGAGTAGCGGTGGCCGAGGCCGACCCGCTTGTCCAGAAGGATGTCGAGGGCAATCCACGCGGGGTTACTGCTGTAGATGTAGTTGGGTGCCTCACCCAGAAGCACGGGCACCAAGCGCCCCCAGACCACCGCCGTAAAGTTAGGCTTCGTGTCCCTAAGCTGGTCTGTCGCCCGGACCTTGGCGCCGATGAGGGCCACGCCAGGATAGCCAAGGCCCTTGTTCTCAATGCCAATGACCGCAGCTAGGTTCGCGTCGTCAATGCACTTGTCGTTGGTGGAGTCTTTGTTGACGCGGACGATCTGCGCCTCATAGCGACCTGGCGTCAAAGATCCGCCGGACCCAGCGGAGAATGTGTAGCCAGGCTCGACCCCAATCGTTCCGTTGCCCTGCTGGAGCTGCATGTCTTGGCCGTAATCGCCCAAGCTGCGCCCGCTGGCGTACGAAACGGGACCGCTACCTGTGTTCGCGTCAAACAGATAAGCAACGGCGTGAGGGAAGTCGGCGGCCCTGTTGACGATAGATGTAGTTCCGGTGTCCTCTATTGAGGGCTGGAATGGCGAGGTCGTAGAGTTGATGTAAGCCGTAGTGCCACTGTACTCAGTCTCAAGGGCAAGCCCGGTCTCGCCGTAGTAGAGCTCGTCAATGTACACGGCATCGAGCGTCTTTGCGTACAACACGCGCGCCGCACCCTCAGGTCTTCTGGCGATGGGCCAGAAACCATAAGTGTCGTCGAACTCATTGTAGGGCGCGGTGTACTGCCGATAATCGAGCTCGCTGCCGTTCACATACAGGCTATGCCTATGCCCCATAGGGCGGTATTGCCAGTTGACCCCTCCATTCCATCCCGGATACGGATATCCGTTTTTGTCGGTCATGCGGTATCTGAACTCCGCCTTGAACCACTCGCCGCTGTAACCAGGTATCGTGTGCGAAAGAACAACCGAGAAATCCCCGGTATAGCTGTTGGCCACTTTGGCCTCGATCCTTAGGTCAGTGGACCCCGCATCGCACACGGCCCTTATCTCTGCGCCCTGATCGCCTCCGTTCCCAAGTCGCGCGAGCACGGCAACGCGCGGGAACTGGGGGTCGGATAGACGGGCCACGTCGACCTTGAACACCCCTCCAATAACAAAGGAGTTCATCGGGTCTAGGCCGATATCGTTGCAGTACAACATCCACCCCAGCCAGTTCGACCCAGGCGATTCCGCCCAGAACTGCGGAACTGGCAGGTCGCCCTCAGTCCAGAAGACCCTAAAGTTCTGGGAGGGCGGGAAGCTGGCTATCAGCTCGCCATTCGTTGAGGTTGTACCCGGCGAAAAGCTGGCGCCAACGCTGATGCCTCCGGACGAGCTCGAAGGATCCTTGAGCGCGAAGCTGTACTCACGGAAGATCCTCTGCCTGGTTGCGGCCTGGAGCACCGGCGGGAAAGACTCGTAAAGCCAGCCGTCCCCGCCGGGCCCTCCAGACAGAACGGGCAGCCCAGAGGAGTCCAGCTTCCTGTAGCGGACGGCCACCTGCAAGATCGAGTTGAAGTGGTTGCCGTTATTGTCCAGACGGACAAGCCCGGCCGGCATCTCAATCCGCGTGGTGAATGAGTCGTAATCCTTATCGTCCAGACGGAACGTGGTGGCGTAGGTATCGAACTTGGCGTCAACGTCCGCGTACTTGGCTGCGTCGTTCCAGTCCCCCTCACCGAACATAAGCGCAGAGTTGTCGGAAGACGTGGTCTCCTCGCTGTTCAGCTTGATCGCGTAAGGCGTCTCGATAGAAATAACGTTGAACCCAGGGATCGGGAGCTGGACGTTACCCCCTGGACGGACGTCAATCTGGGCCTCGGCTAAGTTGCTCGCCTCGGACTCGTCAATCGTGATGCCAAGGGGGATGTTCTCCCCATAGACGCTACCGGAAGACTGAGTGTTGTTGATGAGCTGGGACTCGAGGCTTCCGATGCCATAGATCGGGCCTTCGCTGACGGCGATGAGCTGGTTTACCGTCATGTTGTTTGATCCGGATAGAGATCCGGACTCGGAAATCATCGTGCCGCCTGTGCGGTGCCGGCCGTACACGATCGGGATCGGTAGGCCCTCATTCCGGTTGTTCCCGATTCCGCCGAAGGCATACGTGGGCGAGCCCTGATCGCCCCGAGGGTCGGGCTTTGTTCGCGTCAGAAGTCGATACGCGATGTAGCCCGAGACGAACGCAATAATGAGGTACGGCAGGGCGGCCAGGAGAGGCCCCTGAGGCATGTCCACCACGCCAAGAACGTCGCCGCTGTTGAGCTCAAGGTCGAGCTCGTCCTCCTTCAGCTCCTGCCCATGAAGGAATGCCCGCCAACACCCGGAGCCCCTGGACTCAATGACGCTGCGCACGGTCGCGCCCGAGTTCACCTCGAACACTTCGCGCGTGGACAAGTCCAGCGGGTTGCTGATAGAGATGACTGTGCAGCGCATACTACCTTAGGGGTCGGAAGACAGATTGAACTTTAGGCAACGCGCGTATCGGCATGATGCGCACGCCATGGTCGGGAAGCGCCGTAAGGACCCGAGTGTCGTTCGATTTGAACAGCACACTCACTCCCATGTGACCGGTCTTGATGTCTCGAGTGACCGCGATGTCCCCAGCCTGGCGTACAAGCGATGCTTGATCTCCAATTCGGCACCACGGCAAGGTTTCCATGCTCCGTGAGAGCAGGCTGATGGCAGCATCCGGAAGAACCGGGAAACCGTTGGCGGCCTCCTTATAGCCAAGCCGTATAAGAACCTCGCGGACCGCACTCGCGCAGTTGTGAGTAGTCGACAGGTTGGGCTCCATGGAGTATGAGCACCGGACGAGATCGCTGATGTCGATCATCCTGGTATCCCCGGAAATCCGCCAAACTGTTGCGGGTGCTTTTTGGGCAGACCCGACTGGAGCTCCGCCGCCCCCACCTGTTCGCACGCGGCAAGCGTGAAGCCGGGGCACTCTTGCGGAACAAATCCCTCACCAGGGATCGCCCCACATTCAACTGATCCGTAAAGCCAGCGGCACCTGCTAGACGAGAACAGGTACGGCGGGAAGGTTTTGACAAACGGGTTGTAGCAAGAGAAGAGGAACGTCAGCGAGTCCGGTCGCATCGTGCATCCGGTGATCTCCCCATCAAGGGAAACGCCGCTGCTGAGGTCCTCGAGCTCAAGTGAGCTCACAAGCCAGATTCTTGCCGGCGAGCTCACCATGCCGGCCAGGCGCTCGACGTACTCCGCCACCTCGAGGCTCGCGTTGCCGACGGTAACGGAGAGGCTCGGCAGATCCGCTTCGGTGTTCTGCTCCACACCAGAGTGTACGATCGCAGCCGGATACCAAGTGAACTCCTCTCCAGTCTGAGAAAGTGGGTGAGCCGCAGTGATCTCTTTGTCGTAGTTCGTGAGACGGATCGTCTCTTTGGGGTCCTCGAGCGTGTCCAGCTCGTACAGCCAGATGAACGGATGCTCGCTGCTGAGCTGGTTCTTGTGCTCCTCAGTGATTGACCCAAACTCACGCGCCATCGAACACCTCCTCCAGGCTAAAGCTGAAACTCTCTACCCCAGGATCAGATAGAGTAGATTTCAGGTCCTGGTCAGTGAAGCGCACAGTCACTGTCTCTGTGGCCTGTGCCGGGTGAGTCGTTGGCGGTGACCATGAGAAGGGGATCTCGGCACCTTTGTGGCTCTCGAAGAAGCTGAGGAGGTACGCGCGCTGAGCCGGTGTCGAGTTGGCGGCAGCCACCGACCAAGACCTACGGCGCTTACTTTGCCTGGCGAAGACCATCACATGACCGGTCTCGGCTTCAATGCTCTCCTTGAGCCACTTAGACGTTTCAACCACAGGCCAGGAGAGATCCAGGCTCAGGGTTCCCGTCGCCCCATAGTCCTCCGCCTGCATCGCCACGCTGGACCCAAAGGTCACCTCGTAACCGCTCCCCTCGACAACCGTCGGATCGAGGCGGTTGAAGTAGTCGAAATCCGCGATCTTCGCGTTAGTGTCGGACCCATCCACCAGTGAGTAGGCGGCCAGGCCAACGTTCCCGATGTCCACGTGGGCGTTGCTCTGCTGGTCAATCAGCCAGTAGTTTGAGCCAAGCTGGGCCTGGGATACCGCTGAAGCCTGGGCCAGGTCGCTAGGTATCGTATAGCTAGAAACCTCAGTGCCGTTGATCTCAACGCGCAGGCGCACAAATTCAGATCCGGCTCCCAGTGATGGCGCCATGTTCTGAGCTTCAAACTTCATCGTCAATGGCGTCCCGACGGATAGGCCCGTCAGGCCGGCGGAAGCGAGCTCAATTCGATCCATAAACACCGAGGACAGGGCGTCGGACTGGTACGAGTATAGCTTGAGCTCGAAGCTGGATCCGGTCCTCTCGATCATCGCGGCGTATCCGCTTTGATGGGGATGGTAGTAACGGTGGTCGGAAACGGCGAACTGGTTGTTTTCCTGCCTCCAGTTTGCGCCTGGAGACCCGCGCTCTTTGGTCAGTCGGGTCCTAAGAACGATGCCGGCCCCTACGTCCCTACTTGATGACGCGAAGGTCATCTGGGTTTCGTAGTGCTGCTGCTCCAGCTCTGGGGCTATGGCCCGGACTAGAGAGCCGTACTTGAGCGTAGAGCCGGCAAGGGACTCGTAACCGTTGGTGTGCTCATCGCCTATCTCTAGCTTCGTCTGCGACCCAGTAGGCGACGAGGGAGTGTGTATTCCGTTCCACGGCTGAGTCAGCGAGAGGTTCAGGCCATTCGTTACGTTGCACCAACCGCGGGTGCCCATGCCCAGAGTGCTTAGGTCCGCGTATTGGTTCTTGGGATAGTCTCGCGGCTTAGTCGATGACCCAGGCAAGGCATTGAGGAAGTACAGAGGTGAGTTGGTGTAGGTAACGCCAAAGACCCTATCCAGGCTGTCCACGTGAGACGGCCCGACAGAGCCCGAGTTGTCCTCTGCAATTTCAATCCGCGAGCATGTCGGCCCATAGAACGACGACAGCCCAGGAGAGGGCGGGAAGTAAGTGGTTATTGCGTCGAACTTCAGCGGGGATAGGATGGGACCCGCTAGGCCCGCCGCCGAGTACGCCCCGGATGAGGCCGTCAAGGTGTATCCCACCCCGTCAGCCATGGCGATGTTGGCGATGATCGTAGTTGTGCCATGGAAAATCTCGACGTACGACACCTGCATCGCACCAGGAGAAGAACCACCGCCAATCGTAGCCGTGGGCATTTCGATCTCTACGCTATCCAGCAGAGACGGAACGCCAGCAACGACCAGTATCAGATACGCTTTGCGCACACCGGAGTCCAGCCGGCGGTCCCGGTCGACGACCACACAGAAGCCCGTAATGTCTTTCGTGAAAGACTGCTGAGGGCCGCCGGTGGCAGTCGTCCCGGTCCCGTAGGTGGCGTGCGTGCCGACCGTGTGCTGAACACCGATCATCGCGCCGACGGCGAGCTGCGGATAATTGGGCGACCCAATCATCTTCTTCAGGCCGAAGTTCACCTTGATGTAGCGGGTCTCTGGGACCTTCGAGCACACATATCCGTAAAGCTCGTCAGCCCAGTCATCGACGCTAAGGTAGTCCCCGTTGGCGTTGACCTCGTACGCGCGCTCGAACAGAGCGTTGCTGATGTACGATATGACTGCGGCCTTACGGTATTTGTTCGTGGCGAAGTGGTGAACGTTTTGAGACCCGTGCGACGCAGCGGTGTATGCGGACGGGTCCGAAAAGCTAAACCGCGCCCCGGTAGGCAAGTATGCGCCAGTCCAGGGCTTCACCGTGTAGTAGTTCTGCGGCTGGTCCCCCCATACCGTACGGTGCGTCGCGCTAGGCGCGAACCCGTTGTACGAGTGGAAGATGTTGAAGTCTTCGTTGGGTATGGAGGAGAAGGCCGGCATCACAGACTCCGGACAGCGTTCACAAGGTTGCGGTCCTGGCCACTAACGAGAGCCGAGGCGATCTGGTCCCTGATCTTAGGCATGTTCGCCAAGATCGTGTCCGCCGCGGTCTTGGGGTCAAGAGACTGGACGTTCAGGTTGACCACGGCCGTCTTGGAACCGCCACCGTCGCCCATCGGCGCCTTGACTTCGACGGGGATCTTGCGGCTCGGGCCCAGCGGCACGAACGCTTCCCCGTACCGCCTGTTGTTGCCCTCACCGAAGATCGCCATTTGGGGGCTGTTCGCCACCCCTCCGGCTGCGTAGTTCTTGACCGGAAGGGTGCCCAGCATGGCCCCCTTCATGATTCCGCCCCTAGCAAACGTGTCGTAGATTGGCGCCGCATCATCGAACGCGATGTCAGCACCAAAGCCCGACCCCGCCGCTGTATCCGCGCCGCCCGTGAAGCCGGCGACGAACGCCTTGAGGGCAGCCAGGATCGTCATCTGGGCGATCATCTTTGCGACCTCGGCAAGGAACTGGTTCGCAAACTCGCTGAAGCTCGTCTTGCCGTCGATTAGCAACCCGATGTACTCGGTGAAGGCGTTGGTGAACGCGCCAAACACGCGCTCCCCAAGCTGGCCGAAAGTGTCGACCTGCTGGATCAGCTTCTCGAAACCGACTTGGAAGCCATCGAAGAAGTCTTCTCCGGCGGCACCAAGGGTCTGATAGAACCCGGCTGCGCGCTCAAGGTTGCTGTCGCTCAGCAGGCGAGCCTCCCACTCGCGCTGTCGCTCCTGGGCCTCAAAGGCAAGGCGGATGCCAGCCTCCTCGAGCTGGAGGTTCTCCAGTCGCCTGTCGCGCACCTGCTGAAGAAGCGCGATGGTGGCGTTGTAATTCTGACGGTCTATCTGACCCTGCGCTAGGCTGATCTCTAGCCGGGCCTTCTGCGCCTCAATGGTGCTGATAATCTCAGCGCGCTGCGCGCGAATGCCGCCAGTAAGCTCGTCTTGAAGGCGTGCCTGAGTTAGCAGGATGTCGACGCCACGCTGCCGATCGGCCTCTTCACGCTCTAGGCGAATGAGATCCCTGCGGCGCTCAGCGACCTTGTCGATGAGGGCGAGGTATTCCTCCAGGCTTGCTGCCGCTGCCACGTAAAGGCCCGCCCCAACAACGGGAATGCTTCTGCTGAGCTCCTCCCGGATGGTTAGGCCCACCTCTCGGGCCTCGAACTTCGCCGTTGCCGCCCACTGCTCGACTCCGGAAATCTGAGCCTGGAAGGTGTTCCTCAGCTCGTCCTGGAGCTCTTGCAGGCTGATCTGGCTGGCAAGCCTGCGCTCCTCGCGGGCGCGTTCGCGTTGGAGCTCAGCCAGCTCGAGCTCGCGCTGGTAGATAGCATTGACGGCCCTGCGACGAAGATCGGCGGTATCCCTGCTGATCTCTCCAGCGGATTGCTCCGCTGCGATCAGTTGCTCAGCGATCAGCAATCGCTGTGCGGCCTCAGCGACGGCCCTGTCCTCCGTCCGAAGGCGGGACAGTTGCAGCTCGTTGAACGCCTCGGCGTTCGCTTTAGCGCGCTCAAACTCGTCAGCCGTCTTGCCGGCAGGATCTGCCAAGCGCAGGCTGATATCCACCGAGTCCCGCAGCGCACGGTTGACGGCCCGCACCTGGTCGCGGACTCGCTGCTCGGAGGACTCGCGCGAACGGATACCTTCAAGGATGATCTCCTGTTGCCGGAGCAGTTCGACTGCCGCCCTAGCGGCCTCCTCACGTACCGCGACCTCGCCCCTTTTGCGCTCCTCAGGACTTATCTGCTGACGCTTTTGCGCCTTTTCTAGCTCGGCAAGCCTGGCCAGGGTCTCGTTCTGTATCTCCGCAGCGCGACGGTCGAACAGGGCAGTTGCCTGTTCTGCGGTCAGACGGTCCACCCCTTCAAGGAACTCGACCTCAAACTGAACGACCTTGCCCTGCGATCGTAGGGCCCGAATCGTCTCGTCGATCACTCCGATGGCTTGTTGCGTGATCCGTTCTTGGACCTCCGGCGACGTTACAACATCGAACTGGAAGACCTCAGCAAACTTCTCGCGGACAGCCTTAGCAGCCGACGGAGAGAAGATTTGGTCGATAAGGTTCTCCGTCGCCTCCCGCGGGAGAGGTATGCCCCCCTCGAATGCGCCCTTCAGCAGGTCGACAAAGTCCTTGCGGATGACCGGGGTATATTTCTCGATGTTTGCAGCGCTGCCCCGGAACAGAGTGTCCGCCTTGCGCTGGAGCTCAACGAGCTGAGCAACGGTAGCTGCTGCGTTTTTTGATCCTCGCCCCAGTTCTTCCGTCAGACCCTGACGCAGCGCCCTTGAGAGCGCCTCGGCGGAAGCTGTGTTCAAATTCAGCTTCTCTGAGATAGCCTCAAGCCCTTCCGGGGTTGACTTCTGAATGATCTGGCGTGCGGCCAGGTCCAGCTTCTCGAACGCGAGTTGTACGGCGTCTACCTGGTCCGCACTGTTGCGTATTTCAGACGCGAGCTGGATGAATCCAGCCCTTACCCTAAGCGGGCCCTCTTCCAGTTTTTCCTGGGCGTCAATCTGCCTTTTGAAATACGACTCCGTAGCGGCGTCGCGCACATCCGGGATGGCCAGCTCTTTTGCCGCAAAGCCAAGATCGAAGATCGCGTTTGTTGCGTTTTCGGCTGCTGCCGTTAGCTCCAGTGCGGACTTGCTACCCTCAAGTAGCTTTCTCGCTATCTGAGCCTCGACTATTACCCGCGGATCAAATTTTCCAACTGTTTGGTTGTAACGCTCCTGGGCTATCGCGGCGCGAGCCGTCGCCAGCTCTGCGGCTGCGGTGCTAGTCCTTAGCAGCCGAATGTTTTGGTCCGCAGCCGCTGTGATCTTTCCGGTCAGGTTGAAGTCCGCGGCCATGCTAAGGGCCAGCTCTCCAGCGCTCCTCAAAATTGCGCCCAGACCCTTGACGGTGTCGCCAAATTGACGGATCTGGTCATCGAGGTCGATAGCCTGGCTTTGAACCTCCTGAAGAGACTTGCCGAACTCATCCACCTGGAAGAAGCCCTTGACGAACTGCTCGCCAAGGCCGGAAAGACCAAGGCGGAGCCCGGTGGTTATAATGTCCACCCGTTTCGCCGGCCCAGCGAGCTGCTTCTGAAGGGCCTCGCGGAACTTGCCCTGCGAGTTCGTGACCTCGTCAGTGATCCGCTTGAATCGCTCGAACTGGTTGCCGGCGAGGTCAAGGACGGAACCCAGAGCACGGATGTTCGGGAACAGCAGTGCGATGGTGTCGACGTTGCCTCCGGTGGCCGTGCGCAGCTCCCGCAGGGTCCCGACGAGACCCTTGGTCTTCAGGGCTAGAGAATCAAACTGAATGATCTGCTCGCCGGCCACGGCGTTGATCTCAAGCACCGCGTTCTTGGATTTCTCCTGGGCCTTGAAGTATGTGACGAACTGCTGACGTAGCTGAACGACAGCTTGGCTCGTCTTCTTTCCTCCAAGGGTCAGTGCGGCCAATGCTCCCACTGTCTCCTCTAGGCTGATTTCGGCCTGAGCAGCGAAGGGAGCGATCTGGCCAATAGACCTGGCGAGCTCGGGGACCGTCGTCTTTGCGAGGCGTACGGTCTCGAACAGGATGTCATTCAGGTTTTCGACGCTATCGGCCGTGACGTCGACGTTGAATGCGTTGATCGTCGTGGTCAGAAGGTCGACCGTCTCGGCCACAGTTGCGGAGCCCGCAACCGCCAGACCTGCTGCGCCTTCCAGCACAATCATGGCCTGGGCCGTGTCAGTCACACCAGCCGACAGGGTTTGGTATAGACCTGCGGCGACGTCGATCTCGCTCAGCCCGAGGCTAATCGCCACGCGACGAACGTTCCTGTCCGCCTGAGCAAACGAGAGCGTCGTCTCGTCCATGATCGTACGGACGTCATTCAGGGCGCGGCTGTACGCGAGGAAGTCCGTGACCCCCTTGCGCAGAGCAAGGCCAATGCCCGTGATTCCAACCGCATTCAGACCGAAAGATCGGCTGATGACCGTAAGGCCATCTCTCAGCTTTATGACCCCGCGGTTATAACCCGCGAGGCCAGCGAGGAATGAGAGCAGGCCCTTCTTGGTCTTTTGGGCGTCCCTCTCAACGATCTTGAGGGCCTTGGACAGTAGGCCAAGGTTCTCAGCAGCCTTCGTACTGTCCTCTTCAAACCGCGCGACTCCAGAAGCAGCGCGGGACATGCTGCCGGCGAACTGGCGAGCGTTCTCCGGCAGGGTCTCCATGCGCCTGTCCATAGTGGCAAGCGCGCGGTTGGTTTTACGCAGAGCGTCGGCCATCTCAGCGAGCTGAGGGGCGACGCTGGAGGCTATAGGCCCGAACGTTTTCAGGACCTCGCCAAGCTGCTTGAACGACTGAACGGTCCCGCCAATCTTCGCTTCGACAGACTGGAACTTGAGGAAGCCCCGCCCCAGAGCTCCGACCGACTTGCCAACCTGCTCGAGATTGCCCGCCGTTCCGCTCAGGTTCTGGACCTTCGCCACGCTCTTGACCAGCTCATCAAGCGCGCCACCGATCTGAATCGCTCGGTTGCGGGCGCCGTTGGCGTCCACACCCAACATCACTTTGGAGAACCTGCCGAGGAAGGTCGTGACCTTGCGGACACCATCAAGGCTGGCCTTGCTGATCTGGACCTTCGAGAGGGTGCCGGCAATAGCCCGGATGGACTCACGCACCTCCGCGATGTTCTTTTGGGCCTGGGCCGCGCCCTGGATGCCCTTCGCCGCCTCGTTGAAGCGGACCATGGCATTGACCGTCGAGGTGTAGCCGGAAATCTTGCTGGGTCCGCCCTTCAGATCAGGGATGCCTTTGAACTCCTGACCAAACTGACGCAGCAGCTTGGTGAGCTGCTCCAGCCGCCCTCGGTTGCCCTGTGCAAACTCGATCTGCGAGATGGCCTTTGACGCCGCGCCAAGTGCAGCGGCCGCGGCGCGGTATCCCCGCACCGTATCGGCCTTCACCTCCGGAGGAGGTATCTTGTTCAGCTCCTGGGCCGCAAACCTGAAGAACTCGACGGTCTTCGATATTTGGGCCTTGTCCCCACTGGCCACGGCATTCCGGATGTACCGGATGGAATCCGTGAGCTGCTTGGTCTTAGCACCGACATCTTTGAAGGTCGCCGTGTTGATGGCCTCGAACTCGGCAAGGGCCAGCTTGAGCTGGGCAATCCCCTCCCGCAAGCTGGTTGCAGATTGGGATATCTGCCCGAGGTTGAACGAGCTCTCGAACTGGAACTTGGAGAGCGACTCCAGTTGCCGGTTCAGCGCCCCCAGGTTCTGAGCGACCGTAACCCCTTGCGCCGATATCTCCCGGATCTTGGCGAAGTCGGCCTGTGCGGAATCCAGCCTCTTCGACAGCCGCGCGGTGCCCAGGTCACCCAGCCCCGCGGTAAGGCTTTGCCCAAGGCTCTTGAGCTGCTGGCCGATCTCCCCGAGGGCCTTGATATTGGAGCCGAAATCGCCGGCGCCAGCTTGGGATCTAAGAGATGTAAGGTCGAGCTCGACCGGAACGAGCACTTTGGCGCGCGCCTTCAGTAGGTTGTAGTAGTAGTCCAGCGCCTTCTGCGTGTCCTGAAGGCTGCTTTTTCGCAGCTCCACCCGGACGAACAGGGGGAGACCCTTACCAGTGACGTCAACCTGCTTCTTGACCTCCGCCAGAATCTTGGTCAGCTCAGCCTTCGTGGGCGGCTTGAGGGTCACGCCGAGGGGGACACTGCCGGCCTTCTTGGAAGACAGGTCTAGGCTTTCGATCTTCTCCGCAATCTTGTCCAGGACTTTGGATGCCTGGTCAACCACGGCGACTTCAATGCTTAGCTTCCTGTTTGCCTCAGCCATTATCTCCCCCGGCGCTTGTTGAGAGCCTTCGCCTTCTTGGACTCAGCCTCATCCTTCTCGCGCTTGGCAATCGCAGTCTCTTCCTCAAAGATGTCGACGAAGCGCAGCCATGCGGCCGACTGGTCGAGCGTCCCGCCAGGAACAGGTAGCGTTCCCAAGTTCTTCATTCTGAAGTACGCCCGCAGAGCCGGCGCCATCCAGAGTCCTTGTTGTGATGTTGGGCACCTGGACATAGCCAGGCTCCCGTCGCGGCTCACGCCGCCCGTGCAATCTTTGTAATCGCACCCCACGCCACCGCAGCGTGGGCAGGTGATCGTGTAGTAGGGGACAGCACAATCACTATCGCACCCGAGTCTCTCGCGCACGGCCAGGGCAGATTCAGGCAACCTGCCCAAATCTGCCCTGGGTCCTCCACAGGATCGGGGACAATCAGGCATCCCCTCTTCCGTCAATCCTCGGGCGACGGCTCGGACTTTTCCTCTTGCTCCTCCGTCAGCTTGGCTCCCGCCTCAATGGCGTTCGCCAGCTCCATCTTGGCAGTCCAAGGAAGGCGAGCCAGAAGATCGTCGTCGATCTTGTTGGTCACCTCGTTCTTATGGAACGGGATAGAGTTGCCGGCGCCGTCGCGCAGGTTCCTCCACCCGACGAGACCCGCCTGAACGATGGTATAGACACGGGTGCCCATACCACCGCTCGAGATGCGAGCCTCGCCGTCGTCCCCTCGAGTCACCTCGATGGAGTCCATAAGCCGGATGAGGGTCCCCTCATCCAGATCCTTCAGCTTGAAGATGGTCTGCTGATCCTCGGGGAGCTCCCGGTCAGCCTCAAGGATGTAGTTGCGCGTTTGGCGCGGATCGAGTGCGATCATCAGAGTTAGGGGTAAGAGTTTGAATCACGCGCTGGCTATGCGGTCTTCCGCAATAATAATCAGCTCGTTGTCGCCGCCGAAGCTGGGAATGTTCGGCGCAGGTCCGTCAAGGGCATAATCTCCGCCGGTCATGCGGAAAGTCATGTCCTTCACAAGAGTACCGTCACGGTCTCCAGAAGTCATCGACTCGAGCTGAAGTCCGGGCATCTGGATGTGGAACCGCTTGCCGTAGGTGTCCCCCACGGTGAAGTCGATTCGGAACAGATCCCCCTCAGTAAGCCCCTCGAAGAACTGGATGTCGGCCTCGTTGGTCGCCTCCGGGTTGATCGTGACGGATCCCGCACGGTTGGAGATGACGTACTCAGCGATGCCCTCAGTCTCGCCGGCGCACTGCCGGGCCGTAACCTCGTTGCCGATGTCGATCGTCATAGAGGTCAAGCACAGGGGCTGGGCCAGCGCAACACCGGACGAGCTGTCGGTGGTGCCTCCAGTCTTCCGAATCGTGACGCTCTGGGTTCCAAACAGAGCGGGAGTTTCCAGGTTGTAGTCCACGCCGCTAAGCATGGGGTAGTCACCCGTTCCCCCATCGTCATCCGGGGCGCTGGAGTCCAGGCACCCGCTGAAGGTGAAGGCGAGGCCGACGGGCTGGTTGATCTCGCAGTTCATCGTGAACGTTCCGCGGGCCCCCAGCATCGTCGACTTGATGCCATCCTCGAACATGCTGGCCGCCATCGAGTCCCCAGACGCGAAATACGCAGGGGGAATAGGGTCGCTGTTGGTCATGTCCAGAGTCGTGCTGACCCCAATGACCGCAAGCGCCGTATCCGACTTGGTGCCATCCTCAGAGCACAGCCAAACCTCATCGTCATAGGCGGGCTCGCCACGGATCAGCTCATACCAGATAGCTCCATCGGCTGAGCTGTAAACGCGGACTCGGGCACGCGCGGACTCGGCCGCGGTGCTGGCGTCCTGGAAGGCGATGACATCGCCTTCGCTAAGAGACCCGCTCAGCGTGCCGGTGACGTGCGACTTCATCAGCGGCGACGTGGTCGGGTGGTAGGCCCACACCACATCCTCTGGGGCAGGCGCACCATCGGCAAAGGTCACCTTGGCGCCAGAGCTCTGACCCTCTATGGACCATCCAGTATTCGGAGTGCCACTCCAAGGGGACTGGCCTTCAAGCCTTGCATCCTGGGAGTCCCTGTGAATATAGAGGTAGTCCTCTCCCTCGCTGACGTCTTTGATGATGAAGCCAAACCCGACGCTGGCCGGCACCGTGTTGAAAACCTCAACCATCTCGCCAGCGTAGAACTTGCGGATGGTTGACGACCCAAGGTTTGACCATGTGGCTCCGCTAATGTCCATGCGGAAGCCAGTACGCTTCTCGGCCATCCCGCAGGACTTGATCGCCTGCGAGTAGGGGAGCTCGGACTTCACACCCAGGGTGGTGTCAGTTGCTCGCGGCGTAAGCTCGCAAGTAAATGCAAGCGTCGCCGTGCGCGCTCCGGAAATTTGCTTCAGCGGCGAGATCGAGTCGCGGATGAAGTCACGGTCCAGAAGCTCGACGTCAGTAGTGAAGCTCGCATCGAACACAAGGTTCTGAGCAAACTGCGGCGTCGTCAGCGGCGAATCCGGAGTGGGGCTACCAGGACTCGCGGGGTCGTAGAAGCCGGTGATCTTCTTGGGACCCAGCTCCTCAACGAAAGTAAGTTGTTTTTTGCGGCTAAGCAGCGGCATTGAATCCTCCTATGCGCTGGCCGGGCCCGTAGGCCCGGCCACAAAATCAGGCAGTGAGATAGGTGATAACGACTTCGTTATCGCCGCCAGTCGCGGGGATCGTCACCGACGCCCCGCCAAGGTTGTGCATGTCGCCGCCGGTGAGACGCATCTGGACGTCACGGGCGAACACGCCGTCACGGTCCGTGGAGTTCGCCTGCGTCGGCTGAAGGCCGGGCATCGTGAAGTAGAACTTGTTGCCCAGCGTGCTGCCGATGGTGAATCCCATGCGGACAACCTCCGACTCGAGAAGGCTGTCAAGCCAACCGAAGTCGTTCTCAAGCGTCGCCTCGGGGTCCATCGAAACGGTGCCGTCGCGGCCCGTAATGATGAACTCCTCAAGGCCCTCGTCGGCGCCGGCGCACTGGCGCTGCACAAGGTTGTTTCCCGTGTCGATCGAGATCGAGGTGATGCAGGGCTCGATAGCGTCAAGGCCGTCATTGGCCGAGTCGTTACGAGCGATAGTCATCGCGCTGCTCTCGAACAGGGGCGGGGTCGTCAGGTTGTAGCTGATGCCGCTCAGCATCGGGCGGTCACCAGTACCACCGGAGGCGCTGGGCGAAGCGGTATCGAGGCGACCCTGGAAGGTAGCCTGGATGTTCATCGGCCGGTTCACCTCCGCGCTGAACACCACCTGAGCACGCGCCGCGTTCATGGTGGTCTTCAGGCCGTCCTCAAACAGGCTGGCCGAAACCGTGGAGTTCTGAGAATAGGAGTTCGCGGTGATCGTGCCGATCGAGGATCCGGGAGCTCCGGCCGTGACCTTGTGAAGGGTGTCGGTTCCAACGTTCGAGGCGTAGCCACGGAAGAACTCAACGTCCACCGAGGTAGCACCGGAGGAGGCGGCCTCAACCACAATAGCGCGGCCGATCGAGGCCCCAGCGGAGGTCTGCACCTCAACCACGTCGCCGGCGGCAAGGCTGGCAGTCGTAGTCACAGTAAGGGTGTTGACCGTGCGGCTGATCGGGTAGTAGGTGTATCCAATCTCCGTGTCCAGCGACGAGATGGTCGCCTTGGCTCCGGTGGACCCACCAGTAATCGCGCCGTTGGTGAAGCTGGCGTCGATGATCTCAAGATAGATCACCGTGTCCCCGTTATGGCAGTCGTGCATAACGCGGGCCTGGTGTCCACCAGTGTCGTTCGTAACGATTTCGCCGTGACGGAAGGGACCGTCAACAGCAAAGGCGCCGATCGTGGCACTCGCGGTGACGGCGGACCGGAAACCGGAAGCCTTGAGGATGCGCGCCCACACGGGCTCGCCGGCAGCGAACGTGCCGGCCACCGTGCCGATCATCTCAGTGGTGAAGGTCAGGCTCGCAGTCTTCTGGGCCGGAGCCTGCTTCAGCGGGGAGATGGAGTCCCGGATGAAGTCGCGGTCCAGGAGCTCGACCTCGGGGTTGAGCTGGGCATCGAAAACGAGCATCGCGGCATCGGCCGCGGTCTCGAGGTTTCCGGTGAAGACACCGGCGCTGTACTCTTCCTTGAGCACAAGTTGCTTCTTTCTAGTCAGTAGCGGCATGGTTCACCTCTTCAAAGGCTTGGGTTCCCTGTTGCGTGCCGATACAGAATCGACACGATGACCTCGGCGGCTGCGATAGTTTCCCCCTCTCCGAGATCGTAGACTTGGTCAGATTCGACTTGGCAGTAAACAGCCTCACCGCCAAGCTGGACGTTGTCGTCAATCGCCTTGGTCACGTCAGCGACCAGCCAGTGAAGCTGGTCACGCCAGGCGGTGCTTCCGGTGTTGACCCGCAGCAAGACGTTGATGGCGACCTGTAGGCTGTGCTCAGTCGCAGCGCAGTTGATACGCCGAGTGCTACGGTCAACGTTTGCCGGGTAAAGAACTGCCGCCGGGAACGCAGACCCAAGAGCGACCTCCGCCCCCTGGTACAGGTGCGCGCGCTGGATGTAATACTTGTAGCCGGCCGCCTGCGATATATCAGCAATCGTCTGGCGCAGAGCTTCGAGCACGCGCAGCTTCTTCGGCTTCGCGTTGTCGTCGGGGTAGGCCACTAGAGAACCTCCTCGAGAACGACCTCAAAGCTGAACGAGTTTGACCCGTTCTGCGTGACCCGCATGTCGCTGTCCGCAAAGCGAACGGTCAGCTCCCCAGTCCCGTCGGGGTGATCGAAGGTCATGGCCTTGATCCCGCCGTACGTGTCTTGGTAAAGGTCGTTCAGCGCCTTGACCGATCCGTAGGGCGCGTCCGAGAACTTGAGCGTAACCACGCGCACGGGGCGCTCGTAGACCTGGCGAGATCGGCTGAACCCAGCGTCGCCATTCGACCCAACCGATTTGCGGATGGTCGAAGTGGTGACGGGGAAGGGGATGCAGCCGATGTCGAAGATCATCGCATTTGCCCCTGGCTCGATTTCGGCCACGCCTTGTTTACCGTGCCGGTGAAATTCTCGGTGAAGAAGTCCAGGTCAGCCAGGCGGTTGAAGAACTCGTTCACGCCGCGAGTGAACGTAAAGTGGATCTCGGGCGACACGCGCTTCGGGTGAAACACCCGCTTGGAAGCGACTCGGATTCGCAGGGCCCGCTGACCTTCCACGGGGCGATATCCGATGAAGGCCAGCGTGGGGCTCTTGGTCGGCATCCAGAAGGTTTCGCCGTTGGCCCGGAGCGCCGCGACCGCAGAGTCGGTGAACTGGGGCAGCACAACGCCTCTGCTATCCACAGCGTCGTCTCCGGGGAAGATGATCCATCCGGCGGCGCGGCTTATGGTCCGGTCCTGATCGTGCGCTAGGGCGCGTCCACCAATGAAGAAGGTGATCTTGCCGACTTTGTTACTGTAGCTGTAGTTAGACTCAAAGCTGCGCCGTGTCTCGTCGTCGGTCTTTCCTGAGCGCATCTGGAGGCCGTAGCCAGTCCGCCTCCTGTAGTGCTCGACGTAGTTTCCCCGGAGCTCCTTGTCCCGGAAGAAATCCCGCGATTTTGCAGCCAGATCATTCGCTTCCGACCAGACTTTCGCGGTCAGGTTTTCGCTGAGCTCGCGCAGCCCTTTAGCCGCCGAAGCGGCATCGCTCTTCACGCTGACCGCAAACATCAGACGCGAGCCCTCCGGTAGCCCTCCAGGACTTCCCGCACCTCGTTGAGAAGGCCGTACTCCATCTGAGCAAATGCCGTGGCGGCACCGGTCTGGAGGCTGACTTGACCACCAAGAGTGTCGTGACGCTGAAGCAGATACTTGGTCTGCATGTCGGCGGCAAAGGCGAGATCAGGATAGTCGTTCGGGATCTCGCCAGATGCGCTCAGCCCGCCCGTGTAAGTCACCTGGGCAAAGCCCGGATCCTTGAGCTGCTCGACAAGCGTTCGGATGTACCCGGCGGGGTAGTTGATCGCAAACTCGTCGTCGTTGAGAGACGTCGCCGCATTGAACGCCGCCGCCGTAGGGGCGTATGCGATCTTGATCGTCACGTCGTCGCCGCCGACAACGGGGTAGACCGGCGCACCATCGAGGCTGATGACTCTCTGGCCAGCCCGCACCTCGTACACTTCGGTTCGGCTGGCCTTGAGAGCGTGGACGCCAAGGTACTTGGTGAACTTGACCGAGACGCTACTAATCAGGCTGCTAATCAGCGTGTCCTGACTATCGTCGTCAAGACTGGCGTTGATAAGCGACTTCACACGCGCAAGCGTAGTGAAGTCCTGAGTGGATAGCGCCCCGGTGTAGTTCAAGCGTCACTCCTCTTCTTGGGCGACTTCTTCTTCGGCTTCGACCTCCTCAACGGGCTGCGGCTCCGGCTCGGAGCGCACCTCGTAGGAGTCCATCACTCGAGCGGCCGTGTCGCCAATGCGCACACAACGCTCGGGGTAGATGCGAGCAACGTCATCAGGGACAACGTCCCCGCTGTTGTACGCCACACCGTTGTGGCTGAAGCCACAGCACATGCGAACATGGAAACTCATTCGTCGACCTCATCCGGGGGGACAATGTTGGGAGGAGTATCGAGATCGACCTCCTCCTCAATGATCGCTTTCGCGGCATGAACCTTAGGGCTCTCGAGCTTGTCGCCCACCGCCGCCGCCATGGCGCGGAGCGCAGCGGGCTGCGCGGGGACCTTTGCAGTCTTACCCTTAGGGAGAATACGGCGCTTGGTCAGCTTACCCATCTGCCCCTGCATCCACTGGCGCAGAAGGGGGTTCTCAAGGGTGACGTAGTCGCCAGTGATCGCCCAAATGCGATCTTTGATGTCGCCAAACTTCTCAGGCAGGATAAGGGTCCTGCCTGGGTTGACTTCGTAGAGATGGTCCATAATCACCAGGTTGCGTCAATAGCAGTCACGGCCAGGTCTCCACCGAGGAGATTATCCTTGGGCCAGGCTGCAAGGAAGGTGGCGCTAACAGTCGATGCGCCAGTACCTCCGCAGGAGTAGAGCGAAGCACGGTAATAGGGGCCGTCTTCTCGACCGCGGAGGTTGATTTGATAGATGTGCAGGGTGCCGCTTTCTGTGTCGGATATAACGTCGCTGTCGCCGGCAAAGTCAAGCCAGGTGTATTCGCCAAGATCCGCCCAGGTGGAGTCAGCGAAGTCTAGCCACCTGTCTCCTGAAACAACGTCATTCCATGTCGGGCTTGCGGCCGATATTTCCTCACAGTGCTGCAACTTTACCTGCACGTGAGAGTCAAGCTCGCCGCAGTTCACAGCAAGGTAGGCGTTGTGGCAGTCCCGCAAGTAAATGTACTGGCTCTCCGAATACGGGTGGTTCTCCCCACTGACAGTCTGACTTCCGGCGATCGCCTGAACTGGAATGTTCGGGCAAACGCGGATAGTTGAGTGCAGGTCAGGCAGGCTCATCTTCGGGAGGGGCAGAATGCGGAG